TTTCATATAAAATACCTATAGGTGAAGTATTATAACTAGCAGAAGCACCTGGAGCTCTTGAAGCTTCATAATCTATAAGTTTAGTAACTGAATCAGTATCTACAGCATTTATAGCTGTATTTAATTCTACTATTTTTCCAGTTGTAGAAGTTTCAAAATATATGTCTAAATTAGAAACTTGCGCTTTGGTTTCAGCTATTGCTAATGTTGGAGACATATAATTAGCAGGTGGAGTTATAGGTGAACCAGTAAAACCAGGAGATTCTACATACATACCAAAAGCACTAATACCAGTAGGACCAATAGGAAAACCCATTCTCCCATCTGTAGGTAAAGTATAATCTGAACCTATTACTAATCTACCAATAAGTGGATCATCTGCAAAAGAATAAAAATTATTAGCTTGACTTATTGAAGTTCCAGCAGGAGGAAGTTGATATAAAGATAATTGTTGTCCTTTAGCTATAGTAACTACTGTATCAAAATTAGGTGTTTGGGATTCTAAAACATTTCTTCCAAAAAAATATTGTTCATTACCTAGTTGACTAGTATTTAATACTCTATGAAATAATTTAGTACTAGTATTATCTGGAATATTACCTTCACCTCTTCTTATTTGACTAGCTATTCTATCCCACTCATCAGAATATATTTGATTTAGTTGATCTTTATCTGTAATTTCAGTAGTTTTATCTACTAATACTTGAGCGCCCTCTCCTTGACCTCTATAGTCTTGAACAGCCATTGCTCCTGCTTCATTATAAGCGGCATGATGTTCATATTTATTATAAGTAACCCATTGTGCAGCTGTTTCATATCTTCCAGCTTTAGTATTTACATTTATACTTTTAAATAAATTTTGTTCAGGTCCTACAGCGTTTAGATCTCTCGGTATTTTATTTATATTATCACCATGTATAACGAAATGAGCTATTGGATCTAAAGCATTATTTTTTGTAAAAGGATTTATATAACCATTTAAAGCGCCTGGATAATAAACATTATAATAATCTTGATCTTGTTGTTGAACTACTACTTTATAACTATACCATCCTAATGGATTTGAAACTTCATCATATATACCAGGCCATCCTTCTAAATCAGGTATGTTATTTGGTATTTGAGAAATCCAATTAATTGCTAAACAGTCACCTTTCCACATACTAGTATTATTAGCAAATACTACTCCTCTTTGAAGAGAATTTCTATATGGATTAAATATATTAGATAATTTACCTTGATCATTAGAATAATTAGACAATACAACAGATGACTGTCTACCATAAAAATCTTGTAAAACTATACCTACTTGATATGTTCTATTTTGTTTTAAGTTTTGATTTTGATAAGCTATTTCTTGCTCATCAGTTTTTTGTTGTATTGAAACAGTATAATTTAAACCTTCAGGAGATGTATTTTGATTTATAAAGTTGCCATAAACAACTCTATTACCTACCACTTCTTGAGCTAAAGCTCTTATAGGAGTAGCATCACCTACTCTAGTAACTTCAAAATCAGGTAAAACTTCAAAAGGTTTTTTACCATCATATATATATTCAAAAAACCAATTATCATAATTAGCTGGAGGAGTTAGATTCCAAGTTGTTCTAGATGCTAATACATCTTCTATACTTATCGTATCTATTTTTTTAAGAGATATACCGTCAGATTCTTTAACTATTATTTCTAAATTTTTAACATGAAAAACATCTTTAACAGTTCCCCATCCATTTTCTCCTAACGCTGGTATCTGTAGAAAAATTCTATTTATTTTGTTTTTCATAAAAGGCACTTCAGTACTTTTATATGTTCTAACAGAATCTGATTTAGTTACGTCACCAGCAGCATCTTTATATTTTATAAAAAATCCATCTTGTTTAGGAACAAAACAAGCTTGAGAAAATGGAGCTAATAAAGAATATTCATTATCATCATATTGGAATCTATAACTAAATCTTAAAAATTTATTTTCTAAATATTCCGGTTCTCCTTTATAATTAGGGTCGTAAAAATAATTGTTTGTACCTGCGAATAAATCAGACTTATTTGGTAATTTTTCACTAACAGCATCTACCATAAACGATCCTTGATTAGTTCCATCATGCCATTTAAGTGGAAATATAGGTTCTGCTGGTGCTGGTTTAGCTATTGATATTTGCCACTCTTTAGTATAATAATTTGGATCTGCAATAGCTTTAGTAATATTTATTTTTCTAGGTTGATTACGATTGTCTGTCCAAAACAAAAAGTTTTCAATTATATTTATACCATAAATTGGTTGAGTTTTAGATAAGTTTAAAAAACTACCACGTACTAAAACGTAAGGAGTGTTCGAATTGAAATCATAACAACATACTAAACAATTAGAATTTAAAGCTCTATTACTTAAATAATCTATTGAGTCATCTACAAAATCAGTAATGAAAACAAACATTCTATTATTTGTTTCATCTTCTTTAGCACCGATTATTTCTAAATTATCCCAACATATAGCATTTTCTACATATAAAATAGTAGCAGTTCCAGATGCTGGTCCACTAGAAAAACTTATTTTATCACCTGGTTGGTAATCTTTTCCTACATCATTAATATCTGCAATGCTAATTCCACCAAGTCCATCACCAACTATAGTTATTGTAGCGCCTGTTCCAATACCAGTACTTGTTGTTGGTAATGGACCAGTTGGTCCAACAGGCCAATTAGTACCTGTTATAGCAGTTAAACTAGAATTACCAACTGCTAAAGTATTAGATATTATTCCAGTTTTAACACTAAAATCTGATATACTAAAATTGCCTAATACATTTTCTAATGCACCCACAGTATCTTCATTGGATCTACTAATAGCTACATTAAGCGCGTCTCTATATTCACCTTTAGGTAATATTCTAGCGTCTAGATCTTTATTCATTCTAGACTTTATAAATGTATTTCTAGTTTCAGCCATATTTAATGCTTAATCCATTTTGATTTATTTCTAAACACTTGTACTATTTCACTAGGTTTCATGTTAGATAATCTTATTTTAGCATTTCTTAGTTGAGCATATTTATCTTTTTTAAATCTTTGTACAATATACTCTGGTATGCCAAATCTACCTGCTAATATAGAATAAGCTATATGCATATACATAGCTTCTTCTATCATCTTAGGAACTTTAGTATCTGTATCAGTATATAAACCATCAGATATATATTCTAATATAATTAATTCACTAGCTAAATTACTTGAAAATGAAAATGTATTTGTTCTTTGATTAATGCTAAACCAACCATTGGATTGAGAAGTTTGAGGATTTAATCCATATCTTTGTCCTAAAGCATTTTTACGCCATGTCCAAGTGTAAACGCCATAGTTAGACCATTCATCATCATAAGCGCCGCTTATACGCTTATCATCAGCTTCTTTCCATTTCTCTTCAGTTAACGATTGTTGAGCTTGAAGGTTTTCTCCGTAGCTACCTTGTATGTAAGATCCGTCTTGGTTCTGCAGAGGCAAGTCAGTAGGATTAGTACTCAAACCATTCAATGGATATATGGGATGCAATACACCTAAGTTATCTACGTATCTAACTCTCACGTAGTTTATATAATCTTGAGGTATAGGTATAGATAAACTAGGTGGCATATCCACTTCTAGTTTCTTAATACTATTTAATGTATCATATGAAAATTCTTGTAAACCTCTTTTTGCATGAAATATAACATCAGTTCTTTTTACGCTTGGTATAAGTTTACCTGCACCTACATAAGCTGCTAAAAAGTTATTTATAATATCATCTAATGTTATATATGAATAACTTCCATAATTATTTCTAAATGCTTCTTCTTTTAATTTTACTTTTACTAAATACGTTTCACCAACACCAGGCGCTATTGCTGGA